ATCAGACATTTCCTCAAACTCTTCCCATGCATGATCAGGTACATTAACATCTTTAACATTACCATGTTTATCTATAGTAACTGTCATCTGACCACCTTCCATACCATCAAGAAGCTTATCCATATTATCATCTCCACAACTACCTTGCTGTTTCTTTTTATCTTGAGCTTGTTTGAGTTGATCATAATAATATCTAGATCCTGCTCTTCTGTCTAGATTAAGATACTCATAGTCATTTATATCTATACCACCTTCAGGTAACCAGTGTCCATCTATATACTGATTGATTTCCATGTCCATTGCAATGTTAGCCAACTTCTTATCACTAAACATAGTAAAGGTTGTAAGATGTTGAAATGCAATATGCAGTAATTCATGTTTTAATAATCCCAATTTATGTTCTTCTGACAAATCAGTCCAGAACTTTTCATTAATCATCAATTGAAAATTAATGCCATTTTTACATACACCTGCAGTTGGTAGTCTATCACTCCAACTTTTGTGTAACATTAATAAAAAGAAACCATAATAGGGTTCCTTTAACATCAAGTCTTTTGATGTTTTACTCAGTGAATCTTGTCTATTCATTGTATTACGTTTACTTGGATGTCTTTAAATTTAAAATCAAGAGCTTTAAAGGTTCTCTTATTTTCCTTAATCATTTCTTCAATAAGTAACTCTACTATCCATGGCTTTTTACTACGAGTTATGTGATTTAACCATTTATTTTTATATTTTAAATCTAGTTTTGATTTTTTTAATGTAGCCTTTTTATTACGAATTATAGTTGCAATTTTAGAGTTTATCTCCTCCCACTCTGCAATACATGGTCTACCATATAACCATAAAAATAATATTTCTTGTTCATAGTCAATATGCGCAGTATCAGGGTCACTTAAATTTACAATTGCTTGCATAGCCATGTAATGATTATCTTTATCACTTGATTGCAGCATAGTCAGTAAGTTCTTTAAAACTTCTTTATTCATATTTTTCCTTTATAAAATCTTCCTAAGATATTTCCATTTAAATAACAATCATTTTCTAAAACTTCATGTTGAAACTGAGCTTTAGTTTCTTCATATGTAAGTTCTGCTTTTGAAAAACAAATCTTAAGTATTAATCTATCTACATAAATACCATCTTTATGTGCTTGTTTTATTTCTTTATTGCTACTGAAATAGTTTTTATAAGCAAGCTTTTTAATCACTTCATATTTCTTTTTTCTTTTATCTGTCACTTTAGCTAAAGCTTTTTTACCAAAATTCTTTTTTCTATTTGAGTAAAAATTCTTTTTACCTATATATAAATACTCTTTTCCATCTCTTGTAAATCTCATTTTATAAATAAAACCTACTGCCCCCTCTGGTATGAGCTCATCTTCAAAAGGTATACGCTCAAAATCACCATTAGATTTAATCCACCATCTTTCTATAGATTCTTTTACTCTAGTTTTTAAATTTTTCATTTTGTTCTTTAATATGTTCTTCATGTAATTTACGCAATCTTGCTCTTACTTTAGATTTTAATCTAGTATCAAGATTTGTTTTATCTACCAACCATTGCAAGTAATTTTTATCTTTTATTCTTCGTATTTCTTTTCCTTTATATTTTCCAAAGGGTAGTGTAATAACTTTATATGGATATGTTTTTGTAGACTTATTACCCCATTTAATTTCTATAAACTTATAAGCTCTACCTTTATCCCTTAAAACTTTACCAGAATCTAAATTTTTTTTAATTCTAAATTCAGAAATTTTAAGCATTTGACTGGCTAAACGTACACTTTCATATTGGTTTCCTGTAAGAACATCTCTTACACATATCATTTCTCCTTTTAACCTCATATCATTTTTTTTAATAGAGGTAATAAAACCTCTCTAGTTTTAGTAAGACCGTGAACTTTAATAGAATCAGATAAATCTTTCTCCATATCTAAAATTACATAATCAAAATCATATTTTTCTTTATATCTTTTCATAGACCTAATACCTGCTTCATCATTATCAAACAAAACAAATATTTTTTCATACTTTGGTAGTATACTCTTAAGCATGCTTTCTGGTATTAAAGTATTTTCACTATCTGGTGCAATTGATTCTGCATCATTTAACTTAAGTCTATTAAAAGCCATTAAATCTTTTAGTGAAGATGTAATCACAAGATATTTTTTATCATATTTTAATTGATCAGATCCTTGGATGTAGTTCTTAACTTTTATAAACTTCTTATCAGAAACTTTAGGTTGATAAACTTTATATAAGCTGCCATCATCTTTAAAATAACCATATATGCTAAGACCTTTAATAGTAATAGAACTTTCTTTACCATCAGCATCTTCTTTAGTCATTACATAATATTGCAATGGAGCCACATTATACTTCTCAAGTAGTCTAGAACCAATATCAAATTTAGTCCAATACTTTTGATCAACTGTTGTCCAGTGTCTTATTTCATAATCAGTTACCTTATATCTACTATGAACTTTGTATTCTTTTATAGGATTACAATCATTATTTAATACATATTCATTATAATCTTTCATAATTTTTACAGCTGACTGTTCACGAGTAACTCCAAATAAAATTTTTACCAGCTCAATAGAATCACCACCGTTTCCAGAAGAAAAATCTTTAAAAGAATATCTTCCTGTACTAGTATTAAGATAAATACACATTGAAGGAGTTCGCTCTCTTGTGTTAACTATAGATTTTATTTTTACATCTTGACCATCTAATTTTTCAGAAAGACCTAAATAATACTCAAAGGGCCATCCTGTTGGTACATCTTTGAAACTAGAAATTAAATTCTTTGTTGAAATCATAAAATAGTTTTAAACAATAAAGGGAGAACATAAATTACATTCTCCCTTCACTATATTAATAAATAATATGAAAGTTAGTCTAAATTAAAATCAGAACTAGTTTTCATAGGAATTGATAAATCATCATCATTACCAAAAGATTCAACTGGCTTGTTCTCAATCTTTCTTAAATGTTTAGATTCATCATATTGAAGTATTGATTCTGCCTTTGGGGCATAACCATACTTTTTGTTTTGTGCTTTTGCAAACCAACAGTCATATGCTATATAACCTGATTTGTTTTCATACTCTTTACCTGCAAGACAAGTGTGTAAATATTTATCTTGATAAGGTGCAGTATCATTGAATGCTTTTACAAAGTCTTCAATTGTTTCATGTTGGTTATCTTGTTCAGCAAACCACTCATTAATATCAAGAGCATTAGATAAGTTTTTTAAGAACATTAAAATAGATCTATCTCTTTGAATTTTAATTCCTGATTTAGTTTCTCCATCAGCAAATGCATATTGACTAGCTTTTACTCTACCAATTTGTCCTTCATAACGTCCTTTACTTTCATCATCTCTATCTTTAAGAAAACCATCAAAACCTTCTATTGGTTTAGTTTCCATTTCTAACATTAAATGATAAGCCCCCTCTATAAATCTGAATTCATCAAGTCTTACACTGTTAATTTTTAATTCATGATTACCAGGAGCAATTGTTTTAGGCATCCCACTACCACCTTCTGTGGTTAAATCTGTTGTACTTAAAGCCATTTGATTTTTTTTTAATTGTTAATAATTACTATTTATATATTTTATTCCAGTGAGTTTTTATCTCACCTTTTTCATTCATTTCAGAAATTACTATCTCTTCATTTCTTAAGTGGTCAGGTCTAGCACCACATGTTACACCATCATTGTTTTTAAAATTAACAATAGTTTGGTTACCTTTTCTATACATATAACCTATGGCATCTGCATTTGCACATATTAAAGATTTTATCTTACCTGTAAGGTCAATATTGGCAGCCATAACCATTTCTCCCTTGTCATCTACAACCTTATCTTTTATATGTCCAGACAAAATAATATGAGGTGCTAATGTATCAATAAAATCTAAAACTTGAAAAAATGCCTGACGAATATATAAATATCCAGCACCATTTGCAAGAGTTGTTACATTATTACCATCATAATTTTTACCCATAGGTGTTTTTTTATACAATTTTATAGCTAACGGCATAACCATAGATTCTAATGCAGTTACTGTATCTACTGTAACATAATCATAAGGTTTATCTGCATCTTTTATGGCCTTACCTGCATCAAGAAGCTCTTGTAAGTTATCAATTTTAACTTTTAATGCTTCTACATACTCACTGCCGTTCTCTAAGTCCAATATTAAATTGTTCTCTAAGCCTGCAAATGCTGTAGTTTTACCTGTTTTAGGTTTACTATAAATTATTAATCTCTTAGGATTAATTCTTTCTTTCTTTACTTTTTTTGTTGGAAGTACTATACTCATTTTATTTTCTTTTCTATTTTTTCTAATGCTGAGGCTATTCTATCCAAAGTATTTAACCAGTCTGGAAAGTTTTTTACCTCTTCTTTTTTTATATCATCCGTTTCCCAAGGAACATAATTAGGATCATCTTCCTCTTTCTTCTTTAACCCTACATCAAGATATTCTTCAGTAAAGTTTGGAAAGTCAGCAGGTTTAGTCTCCACTTCTTCTTTAGGAGGATTTTTTAAATAATCTTGATAAGTATTATAAGGTACTTCTTTACCTGTTTTCTTATCAATAGCAACTAGTTCTTCAATAGGTACAATATATACTTCATAATCATTACCTGATTTACTTGTTTTTTGTTCTAAAGGATATTCTTCTGTATAAAAAGGATTAAACTTTAGTTTATACAATGTATGTGTTGGATCTTCTGATACAGCATTAAAATCACTAAGTTCTATATAAATATCTCTTCCTTGTTTTAATTCATTAGGGAAGAATTGCATTTTTAAAGGTTCTCCCGGAGGGGCCCATGCAGACTTAGCAATAAAATATGGATCAGGAATCTTCAACCTTTTAAATGTAGGCAAGTGTGTTGCCATAAGAATTTTAGTATTCTCTTGTCTTTCAGTCATATTTTAATTTTTGTATTTGTTTGAATATTACCAGGTGTATTCATTTCTACTATTCTTATAGTATCCCTATCTAATCTAAAGAAGCTCATTCTAGTATCTCCATTTCTACATTTTAAGAAATGAAATACAAGAGTTTCTGGATCAATGATTTGAAATCTTTCAGGTCCATAATATCTAATCTTTCTAGCAGCTGGTTTATTAATACCAAGTACTATATCAGCATGTTGCAATAATGCATCAGCACCAAATAAATCAGAATCTAAAACATAATTACCATAAGTACCTTCCATGGCACGTTTAGGATCATCAATGTTTCTGTTTAATTGACTTAAAATTACAAAGGTTAAGGGATAGGTTCTTTTCATATAGGTAAGTGCTTCACCTAGATTATATAACATTTCAAATCTATCTTTCTCAGTCTTATCTCTTTTAAATAAAGCTGAGTGATCTACTGTGACTAAAAGTTTTGGATATACCTTTTGTCCATTAACTTCTTTTACATTAGTTTTAAAATGATAATCTATACTAGCACAGAATTCATTAACAGTACATGGTCTATAAATAGAAAACACTCTATTATTTTTATTTAATGTACTTGTATATTGTTTACATTTATTATAAATATCTTCTTGTAAAGGTTTATACTTACTATGTAAAATACCATAGTCTTTTTGAGTTATAGCAGAAAATGCTCTCATACCAAGAGTTTTCTCAGGCATCTCAAATTGAAACTGAAGAACTTGAAAGTCTTGATCTTTATTAAGAGCAATAACTTCTGTAACAAGTTGTTCCATAAACAAAGTTTTACCTACACCGGGTCTAGCCCCAACAACAGTTAGAGTGTTCCATTCTAAACCATTTAGTGTAGCATCATTAAACTTTGGCCATGCTGTTGTAAGACTTTTAATTCTACCATCCATTCTGCCTCTCATTTCTAAGAGAGCTTTTTCATAAGCACGCACTTTACTGATAGCCTTTAAAGGCTTTGCACTATTAAACTGTTCCAAATTATACTACTTTTTCTTTGAATATATTTTCTTCATCAGAGCCACCATCATTTAACATGTCGCAATAGGTAGCTAAATCAGACTCAAAAGATTTATCTGAGTTTTGTTTTCTAATAAAGTATTGAGAGGTTCTCATGTATTCATAATTCTTTAATTTATATTCTTCAACATACTTAAATGTTGCTTCTAATATTGTTTTCCAATCATAATCAAAAGTATCAAAAAACCATCTAAAACCCGATTCTAAATTTTTAAGATTAGTCCTTGCATACTTACCGCTTCTAAGTTTTTTAACAGGAAATATTGAATTATACTTTTTGATGTAAATATCAAATTTATCTCCCATTAAATCCTTAGAAGTTTTCTTTTTACTTTTTCTAAAATAAGAATTTAATTCCTCCATAAAGATAATACTTTTACTGGTTAATTGCAATTGATCATTTAACCAATTATCTGCTATTAACTTATGTATTTCTAAATCAGAATTAGCTAAAGTTTTAGATACAGAAAGCTTCTCTTTTATACAATGTAATACATACAAAGAATTAGGAGTTAATTTTTCTTTTATTAATTTATTAAAGATTTCATTCATACTACCAAATTACTGAAAAATTATAATTGTTTTTTAATATCTTACTAATTTCATTAAATATATCCTTACAATCCCAAACTTGTCCTTTGTTATATACAGCGCTTGCTGGATGACTTATAAAAAATTTATAATTCACATCATTTACAGCATCACTCCATTCATGGGCTTGCTTGCCCATATATACAAATACCATCCCTGTATGAGCAAAGGTTAAATAATCAAATAAATAAGCTAGAAAAGGCTTCCATATTGTATAATGTTGTCCTATTTTACCTACAGTAGTTGTAAGTGCAGTATTTAACATTAGCATGCCCTGGTTAGCCCATCTTGTAAGATCCGGATCATGTGATTGACCTACACCATCATACACAGTTCTATTAACTTCATTTAAAATAAATCTTAAACTTGGTTGTTGTTCCATAGTATTTTTGCAACTAAATGCTATACCATCTGCTACTCCTAACTTAGGATAAGGATCTTGTCCTACCATAATAACTTTAAGTTCATTATAAGGGCATTCCTCAAAAGCTCTAAATAGCTGACTAAGTTTTGGAGTAAATCTTTTACCATCTTTTGATAATCTTACTAATTGCATAATAATGTTTTCAAAATCACTGCTAAATATAAAAGATTTAAGAGGTTTAGCCCAACCGGATGGTTCAAGCTTTTTAAATAATTTTTGTTTAATTTCTTCTATGTCTATAGTTTTTGTCATATTTTGTTTATATTTATAAAAAATTTAATAATGGAAAGCAAAAAAATAAAAGAGTTAAAAGAAGATGCAATATTAGAAGTTAAAGTTAATAAAACTTATTATCAAATGTGCAAAGCTTCTTTGTTTACTGTTTTTAAAGATCTTTATGATAAATCAGGAGACCCTGATAAATTTGTAAAAAACATTGTATCAAAAGATTACAAAGATATGACAGATCATGAAAGACTCTTTTATACTTTAAGCCTGCTTGTTGGTGAAATTGAAAAACAAGGTCTTGAACAAAAAGCTTTTGTTGATAAAGAATTAAATGTAGAAGACCTTAAAAATGAATTAGAGGCTTTAAAATCTAATGAAGATTAACATTATAGAACTCACCTATTTCTATACAAGCTTGAATAGCCATACTTAATTCTCCTTTATCACAATCAGCAAAAGATTTATAGTTACCATCTATAAGTAATCCTGATCTATCTTTTACTAGCCTTTTCATAGCATCAAAGCTATAGCCGCTTTCCTTGGCTAGTTCACGTATACATTTATGCACTTTTGATATCTGTGCGCCACTCCCTGTAGATTCAGAGATAGACATAAATACGTCTACCTCTTGTCCTTCAGAAAGTTTTTCAGTAAATAACTTAAAAGCAAGTTTATCCATTTTCTTTGGATATACCAACTTCCCGTTTTGCATTTTTAATTTTGCTGAAAACATCTATTAATTCTTTTACTAATTTATAATTCCAAAGCTCACAATCTGGTTCTGACATATACACAGCCCACTCTTCATCAGTTCCAATCTCATCACTAGCTGATGTATATAATACTAAACCTTTAATTAATTCCATTTGGTAATAGTAATAGTCATAACCGTTTTGACTCTCATCATCATTAACATCAGTTTTCTCAAAACCTAATGTAAGTATTTCTTCTTCACTCATTTGTTTCTAGTTTTTGTACATTATTCCACAAAGATACATTTACAATTTTAGTATCATAATCACGCACTGCATCAGCATACAGACCTAATCTTTTAGGATTAAAATGATCTAACTTTTTAATCCTTTCTTTTCTAAAAAAGTTAATTACCTGAGATGCTACAAATAAATTTTCTTTATCTGGAGATCTTAATAAACTGATACAATTATCAACTTGACCTTGTTCCATAATATTAAGATATAATAGTAAATGTAATTCTGCTAAGAATATAAAAGGTTTAAATGTACCCTTTTTTGTTCCATCAATATACATAAACCATAAATAGTTTGTACCAGAGTTTGCTGATATTTCAAAATGTTCTAGACAAATCTTCTTTGCTAAATTTGCTACTCTTCTTTCCATGACATAACTGTATTTCTAACATGTTTACCTAAATCAGTATCATTTGGATACTTTTTTACAAAATGCACCATTAGGGCAGTAATGTTTGGCATAGCAATTAATTCATTGTCTATGGTATATATACTTGTATTAGTGTTACTATCTACACCTTTTACTTGTCTTAACTTATTTAATTCTGCTTTGCTTAATCCAGCTTTTATTTTTTTACTCATATTCTGCTAATTTTGATCCTAATATTTGATTTTCTTCTTCTAACATGTGAATATACTCATCCAGTTCTTTACTGGTAGTATCTATTGGTATTATTGCTTGCATAGCACTACCATATCCATTATTGAATATAACAAACTTATATCCATCCATCTCAAATGTTTGCAAAAATCTTGGGTTACCTTTAGTTTGATATGTTTCTACATCAATTATTTTAGCTTTATCCCATTCTTGATTTAACATATTATGTCTTTCTTGATGTTCTCCACATCCCACTAACAAGAGCGCTACTAATAATAACTTAAACATCTTCTTTTTCTTTCATATTATCAAAGTCTCTAGTAATTTGTACTTTAATTACATAATGTTTATTTGTAACAGGATCTCTCCATATTTCACAATCTTTATTTGTCTGTGACCAGTCTACAAAAACTAATCTATCTAAAATTTCTTTTTTTTCTTTATCTCTATAATGTTGAAATATTTGATTATGTATTGGCATTTTTTGTTGATTTTAATTTATTAAACATTTTTCTTTCTGATATACTTAATGTTGAATAAGTATATTTTTTTTCAGATAACATCTCTTTTTCAGTCTCTATGTAAGGTTCTCTCTTACTACCCAATCTGCACTTTATTTGATGTAATCTATTTGCCCAGGTTCTTCCTGATTCCTTTTTCATTTTCATGATTTCTGTTCTGCTTTGCTATAAGGTATGCTATATAAAGATCTTGATTAAACGTACCTCTCCATTTTTTTTGCCAGAAATTTATATAATTTGCTATATTATTTTCCATTAAAATATATATCTAATTGTTTTTATATCAAAATATTCAGAATATAATTCTTTAAACTCTTCAAGCAATCTTGTTTTATGTTTAAGAGGATATCTCATTACACCTGATTTATTTTTCACTTCATAACTTAAACTCATTAACTCTTTGGCGTGATCTGAGGATCTTGCCATTTGATTAGCATGATTAGTTAATGCAATTACCTCACATTTATTTTCTCCTGCTACATCTTTTACCATCTTAAACAACTCACTGTAGTCTTCTTTCCATTTCTTGTAGAAAACAAGAGGGCTATAATTAACATGCACTTCCCATCCAAGGTCCTTGAGTCTATTAATCTCAGGAATTCTTTTTGCAACTTTTTGCATCTTAGGTTCTAATACATCTGCAAATCTCTGTGGCATAAGACTAACTCTTACTCTTGGTTTTTTGTTGAACTTTGTAACATCAAGTTTTAACAAACTAGGATATTTAGTTGCCATAGTACTGTTAAGTTGTGGATGATCATCATATCTTTTAAGATAATCTATTAACGGCTCTGGTAGAAATTTTTGCATTAATACTAAATCAGTATTACATGCAATATCTACCATGGTATATATTGGATCTTGTTGATCAGGGACTTTGATAAAACCTCTTTCCCATTCTACAACAGAGTTAAATATATCATCTACATTCTCATTTACAAATACTCTGTGACCATTATATCTAGACATATAACAATAGGTATCTACACAACCACCAAAACACCCATATACTAGGTTTGGAGCTATGCAGTTAGCACTATTGTTATTGTCTTTTGTAACCAAAGTCTTTGTTTTCTGAATTTTAATTGCCCCACTCATTGTTTATATAAACTTTATTAGAATGGATCTTTTTCTTTCTGTTTCTCAAGCTCTTTTGCCTCTGCAACAAGCTTAAGTTCATCTTCTGTATAAGTATTTCTCTCCTTTTTAAGTTCTTTTTCATACTGCTCCCAATTATAAATCTCTAATTCTTTCATTCTTATAACATCACCTGCAGTTAAATCTCCAGGTAGTTGGCCGTTATTAGCATTACAAATTTCTATAAATATTTCTTTCATTCTTCCCATATCTTGAAAAATTTAAATAAAAAAGGGCCAAAGAAGTCCTTTAATTTCAGCTTCAAAAGGCCCAATAAATAATGTATACGCAAAACCATGTAGTTGTGCAATAGTATACCAAAAATATATCATCATAATTTGAGATACAATAAAGTAAATTGCAAGCAAAAACATGCTTGCTTCTAAAAATCTTTCTTCCATAAATTATTTGATTTTAAGCTAAAGAAGATAAATCCGCATCTTCTGCACGAATTTCCATATTCTTTATTTCTGTTTTAACAACTTCTTCTGTAGCTTTTAAACTAACAAGAGACCCTTCAGGTACAATAAGAAATCTTTCTATTGAATAGTATTTATATGGAGCAGACTGCTTGGTCAATTTAACTTCTTTTAATGAAAGACCTAATAAACCTTCTTGTAAAGCCATTTCTACTACATCAACCACAGTATAAACCATACCTTCCTCAAGCCACTCTTCATCTAAAATACCTTCTGGCTTATTGCTATTATCTATACAAATTGCTTTCATATTGTTCAATACTTGCTTCAATATTTACGTGATCTAAAGTTTCTAAAATTTCATACATCTTATCAAAAGATCCTGATGCAACATCTATATGTCCTTTATTATGTGCTATAAGTGCACATTGTTCTGCTTGAATAGGTGTATGACCACATATTTCAATCAAGCATGCGATGATATATCGAAAACTCAATTCATCATCATTATACAAAGTTATCTTATGTGTTTTGTATTCACTCATATAATAATATACTAATTTTTAACGACACTTTAGGCTCTAACCTAGATTAACCTGGTAGTTTGCCCATTTAATTTTACTTTGATCTAAAGTTTCTAAAGCTGATTTTACCCATTTTTCATCTACAGTATTTATATAACATAATATATGTACTATAGCTTTTTCATCTGGATTAAGCCTCAGTAACCTTCCTATCCTCTGTTGTGCTTTTCTTTCATTACCATATGCATGCATAATAATACCTTGTCTTAACTCTGGAATATTAACACCTTCATTTAATTGCATTACAGAAGATAATTTATTAATTAAACCATCTTTAAACATTTCTAGATTGTTTTCTGAGTCTACATTGTTACTATGATAACTATGCTCACATAATCTATCAGCTTGATCTTGTGTATTAGCAAATAAGATGCATTTATCCTTTATACTTGCAAATAACAACTTAGCATATAATTCTTTACTAGGATACTCCATCATAGCTTTCATTCTCATTACACGTAAAATATGCAATGGTCCAGAAACAGAATCAATTCTGTTACACCAGTATCCATAATTCTTTTGTTCTGAAGTTCTGAAACTTTTATTCTTCATTTCCACTAAATAATTATTCTTTGTGCTTAATTCAAGCTCATGTACAATTATTTGATAGTCATTTAAAATATTATTGTTTACCGCACTGTCAGTAACAAATTCATATACCATTGGACAAAATTCATTTACTAACTTACCTTTTTCAGATTTATGATATTTAGGTGGTGTACCAGTAAGCCCTAGAATTTTACTTTTGTAATTATCTAAGAATTCTTTATGAGAAGATAATAAACTGTGACATTCATCTAAATATACAATATCAAAATCTTTTGGATTCTGCTTATTTAAACTTAAGTAAGTTGTAAATTTTACATTAGTTAATAACTTTTCTTTTTCAAATTTCTGTGCTTCTGCTCTCCAACTATCAAAAATTGATAGTTTTGGTGCAACTACAAGTACATTAAGTAATGGAGAATAATGATTCTCTAAATGATTTAATGCAACAAGTGTTTTACCAACACCTGTAGCTAATGCTAAACCACATCTTTCTTTACCCAAAGTTGCTTTTAGAGCTTCAGCTTGTACTTTATCTCTATCCATATTTTATTTTATATTTATCTTCTAAATAAGCCATAACTCTATACCATAATGGTTTTGCAGTTTCTTGAGCAAGAGCTTTTGCTGTAGTGACAGCAGCTGATAAAGCTTCTTTACTACCTAACTTAACTATATTATGAACATCATCTTTATCTTTATATTTAAAGTATCCTCTATGATTATCATATAACATATCACCTTTTGCCTTTACTAATACATAAGAAGGTTCTTCTATACTTTTATTTTCATCCATCATTTACCATGGTTTTTAGTTTGTAATTTACCTCTTGAAGGAGGTTTACTATATTTTTTTAATATGTCTGCTCCACTGCTTCTTTTCTTTTTGTCATAACCAACTTCTTTTAAAAATTTATAATATAAATCTTCATTTGATCCTGGTTTATTAACTCTCCACTCTGGAGATATATTAAGTTCATCTAATATATCTTCTGTAAAATTAATAGTTGTTAATTTATAATATGGAGAAATAAGCTTTATAGGCTTATTTTCATCAAGAAATTGTTGAACAGTCATATTTTTATGTTTACCAAATCCTAATTTAGACTTTCTTGTTAAAGTTCTTAATAATACTACTGACATATAATTTATTTTACTATACCTTTTAATTTTAACATCATTTCATCTGCCCAATAAGCTTTGATGTCAATTCTTTTTTTCTTTTTGTTAAATTTAACTATCCAAACTTTTGGTATCCAAAATTTTACACCATTAACTTCAATTAAATGTGCTCTATCACTAGATCTATATAGTTTGTCATAATTAAAATATGAAGTGGCTCCTGTATCAATTCTAAACTGTCTCATATAATTATTTTAAATATTTCATAATTCTTGATTCTTCTGGATGATCATGTATCCAGTTGTGACAATTTCTACATACAGGTATCCATGTACTTTGTACTAAATAATAAGTATCACGATTACTACCTGCATAAGTATGATGAATATCAGTAGCTTGTTGACTACACCCATTTACTTTAACCTTACATAAGAAATTATCTTTAAGATACCTTTCTCTTAATTTGAGATACTCAGCATCTTTTTTCTTTCTTTTAGCAGAAACACGAGGGATAACAGATTTGTTTGGTTTTTGTGGCTTGTTTGTACTGCTTTTGTGGCAACTCCAGCAATATTTACAATATCTATTACCCTCATGATTCTTCCATATGATGGTCATCTTTTGACAACCATCACATTGTTTTAATTTAGGCTTCATTTGGGGACACCTTTATTTACATAATACCTAATTAACTCAAGTTTTTCATACTTGCTTCTTGGTCTTCTACCAAAAGAAGTTTCTATCCACCAATACTCTTCATTTCTAAGAGTTCTCCAATCTTCTAAATCAAAATGCTTAGTAAGATCATAAAACTCTTGATCAATTTCCGATAATTCTTGGTTTCTATACATTAACTTTTAGTCTAGGTAAATCATTAGGATTTCTACTTAAACTTAAAAAGTTTTTAGGTAAAATTCCTTCTTCTATAAATATACGAATTATTCCATCTTTATCAATATTTAAATCTTTAAAATTTAAAGTATTCTTAAATTTAGAGTCTGTTTCTGTATTAGCCAACATAAACTTAGTAAATGTAGTATCAGGAAACCATTTGCTAAACATAGTATTAGTAAGTTTAATTACTTTTCTTTGTTTAGCTTCATTAATAACCCGTTGTGCTCTTCTATGTACAGCATTAATTCTATATTTTTTCTTTTTGCACATCTTTTGAAATTCTTCTTTTGATAAAGATTTAACTCCATAAAGTGCACGTTTATATAAATAGTTCTGATACTCAGAATATTTATCTACTTCATACTTTGTATAAGTATTTTTCTTATACAGTTGATACTCTTCTAATTTACCAGAGTATTCAAATTTGTTTTTTTTAGTCGAATTCATCTTTTACAATTTTAACTAATTCATAAATAAACAAGAAAAGGGGCCATTGCTGACCCCTTGTCTTTATAACATATTAACTTTTATCCTCCTATAGAGAAATCTGCATTAGGCTTCATAGCCCCACTTGCTTTTTGTGCTTCATATGCAGCTCTTAATTCTGCAACATTATCATGTTGCACAAGCTCATCAGATTTAGAACCTGACATATCATAAACAGTTTTACGATAAATAGGTGCTCCACCTACTGTTAAAACAATACCTGTTTCTCCAGCTTTCTTTAAATCATTTTCAGGATACTTTTTGCTAAAAGGCTCCATAGATTCTTTAACTTGAATGTTACCATCTAACTCTTGTCCTGCAAAAAATTCCATATCTGTTAAATCAGCAACAGAACCTTGTAATAAAGTAGTAATAGTTCTTGGCTTTAAGAATCCATTGTCATCAATGAATGGTCTTTTTTGCTCTAATCTAACATATCCGTATTCTGGATTGTTTTCTGAAACATTAACAACTGCTCCTGTAGTTGCATTAGCCGCAACTCTTACTTTTTTTTGATTTGAATTCATGTTTGAATTTTTAATAAATAAATAAATAAATTGATTTTTGAGCAACTAGATACTATACCCACACATTGCTCAAATGTAGGTAAGTGGACTTTAATAAGTCATATTACATTAAGATAAATCTGTAATGTCTATATCTAAATTAGGAAAATCATCGTCATCCATAGAATCTAAAAATTCTCTAGATTCTGTGTCTTCTGGTTTCTTTTTTGTATCAACTGCTGAACCACTAAAAGGATTTGTGATTACATCACCATAGTCACATGCTATAAGGTATTGAATATCTTCATCAGTTAATGATAAGTACTCATCTATTGATAAATAGACCACTTTGCCATTTGGTAACTGATAATTCATTATACTAATTACGCAATAAATTTTTAAAGGTTAGCTATTAAACTATAAAAATTTATCATTATATAGCTAACAAGGGAAAAATATTTTTTACTTCTCCCTTGTAATCTGCTATAAGCATATATTCGACTAAAATATAATATTAAAAGGGCAATGAAAGGTTTTCTGCTTGGGTAATCTAAACCTCCGAATTTCACGGTATACAGTCACTGCCCTAATTCATTATGGTCTTACATCTTCAAATCCCATACTACAAGATGCATATAGATTTTCTCCATATTTAAACTCTATAGTATAAGGGAAATATTCTGTATAACCTCTAAATGATTGTACTTTACAGATAATCTGATTATCGTTATCTATTAAATCATTTTCAATAAGTTTTTGATGTATTTCATCTGCACCAGAAAGACCCATTTTAAGTCTGTCCCAATTACATCTAACTACATCACCTGTATAAAAAGCATTTGGTAAACCATTGCCAAGAATAATTTGAACAAACTGATTACAACCTTCTGTGCTTTTTAATAAAAGTTCTGTAAGTAATTTTGCTATATCTTCAACTGTTTCATCAGATTGTGCTTTTTTACAAAGATCTTTGACCATTACGGTTATATCATTTTCTGAAAGATCAATGCTTACTTTTTTTAAATCCATATTTTTTGTATTGCGAGTATAAGGCTAGAGATATTACATCTCCAACCTTAACTCTTATCCACTTAAAAAGCTTTAAATGCTTTTGCTAAAATAAACTAATAATATTCCAAAAATGCATAAAGTAGCAAACACCATAAGTGTTATAGACACATAATATGAGAATTTTTCTACATAATATTCACGTCTTGAAGACTCTAACTTGCCATAAATCCATTTTTTGGATTCAGGACAAGTAAGTCTTTTATGTAAATCTTCATAAGATTCTACATCTTTAGCTGCTTGCTTCATCTTCTGATAATATCCCATTTTCTATATTATTATGTCCATATGCATCGCAATGAACTGTTCCACAACTTGCTAGTACTGCAATTAAAAAGGCTACAGCAAACCATATACCTGTTAGTAATGTTTCTTTTTTCATAATTTTATAAATCATTAGCGTTAAACATACCAAATTGCCCTTGCATCATCTTGTGATGCAACATAAGCAATTCAGCTCTTATTGAATCTATAGTAGTTACAGTTAATCTGCAATCATACTTGTCTTCAAAACCTTCTTCATCTAATTCTTCTTGGTGTACAGCTAAATGTAAATGCTGTATTTCTTCAATCATAGGGTTAATCATAGTATTAATCATAAGTTTTAATTTAAATAAATTTAATAATTGTTTTTAATAGTTTTAATTCTAATTTCTGTTCCAACATCTGCTCTTTTATAAGCTAAGTCAATATTTGAGGTAAAATATTCTTTACCACTTACAACATAAAAATAATATGTCATTTCTCCGTTTTCTTCCATCACGCTTTTATACTTTTTAGTATGCTTCATAATATTAATTTAAAGTTATATCATCTGAAATAGCTTCATTGTACTCAAACTCTAAAGTTTTAATCCAATTTATTATTTCTCCTTTATAACAATGATCATAGATATAAAGTCTTTCTGATTTAGATAGACTCTGTATTTCTTCAGCTTTATCAAAGTATTTAAATGATAAAGTTTCTGTAGCTCCTTCTACACCATTTTCATTAGCATCTAATATTATTAGACCAATATCATCAAATACTTCTGCTGATGCATTTGGGTGAAGAACGTATAGTTCTCTGCCTTCATTGTCCTGATTCATAGGAACAACTACTCCGGCAGCTAACATAAGTTTAAAAATAAGTACTGTAATTGTTTTCATAAGTAATAAATAAATAAGTAAATAATAAAAAAGCCCAAGACAACCCTATTAAAAGTCTTGGGCAATGAGAACCTTTGAATGTGTAAGGGTCTTCTTTACTGGTCAGGATATACCCGCCTATAGTCTCTCATTATCATTTTAGCACTGAAGAGCTTACCTTCTTAACAGTCCGTGTCAGACTCACGCTACCCAACTTGGTTACAAATACGGCCCATTGTTTCAGAGGCTATGGTTGGACGCTTTTGACAGAGCTTACCTGCCTTTCCGTTTTTGAATAAGTTCAAAGAGTGGACTTTTACATCCACTCAGTAATATCAAGATACTTTTTAGTATCCACAGCATCTCTCATAAGTTTGATAGGGTCAACTATCTCCCCTGAAAGAATTGTTTTTAGTATAGCAGGACTAAACCCACTAACTAATCCAATACCTAAATCATTTTTTAGACCTGGTAAATTATTCAATCTACCATTCACATTCCAAAAAACAATTTCAGGAAGTTCATAACCACTAGACTCATACTGATGCCTGATATAATCAAGATTAGTATTTTGTCCACATCTATCAAACTCCATGTCAGATATAATAAGAACCTTTGTAGGCATATCATCTTCATGAACACCATACTCAATTGCATGCTCAAGAATTTCTTCAAAAGTTGCAGCTAAATTAGTATTCATTCCCCAATCTGCATTTTCTAGGTTATTTACCTGATCATAGATATTGGTACCTTCAATGATATGCATCTCTGGATTCTCACTAAAAGTCATAATAGCATTTTGAAAAGATCCTACATTTCTTGTAGAAATATAGATACCTAATGCTATACTAACTTCCATAGGAAGACCGGTCATAGAACCACTAACATCACATACAGGCAATATACGTTCAGTACTACCTTCCATATAGTCAGGTAATGCATCCCATTGTGCTTGCATAGTGTCAAGATTGACAGAATGATGATCACATCCTAACAAAGGTGCTATAACTTGATTAGGAAATAATACAGAAGCATTGATCTTATCCTTACCGTCAAGAACATCTTGAACATAAGCATTAAATCTATCTCCATCTTTACGCTGGAATAAATTCTTATACCTGTTCATAGCAACAGAAGGTACTGTAGAATATTTAATATTCTCTAACTTGTTATCACATATGTGATGTTCTACGACATCAGTCATAGATACAAGATACTTTCTGAACATCTTTGGAGACCATCCTAAATACTTATGCATTGCTGAAAACCACTTACCCTTTCTAGGAAAGTATTTAGCAAGTAAGTTTCTATTAGAATTTTCTTCTAATTGATGCTTAAAGTAATTTAAGACATTCTCAGACGGCTCTTCAATAAGAAACAAATCCTTCCAACTACCCATATGAGGTACATAAACTGATACTATCTCCCATTCTTCTTTAAGATGTACTACTGCAAACTTTGCAATAACTCTAAAGAATCTTTTCTCTCCTGCTCCACCTCTGCAATCTCTTGCCCAGAACACAATACGCCAAGCTAATTGCTTATCTTGAGTATGTGCATTTACAAATGCTAATCTAATGTCATCTTCTGACATTCTTCTAGATGCACCTGCAATAAAGAATAAATCAAGACACTTATCAAGTGATGATTTATTTGTAACAGCTCCATTAGCTGTTCTGACCGCTGTCATTTCTTCTACTAATAATGATCTTTTCATTTTTTAAGTTTTTTAATAAGTGAATAAATAAATGGATAAATAAACGGGAGACTTTAATCATCTCCCGCTTAAGGGTTAATAATTCGGACAATACCAACTTTTTAAGACTACAAATTACTAGAGTTGGTATCATCCTTCTTCTTGTTTATAGAAAAAAAGTGCTGAAGTAATTTTTACTTAAAGGTGAGTCTTACAGATTAGTTTTTCTTTTTTACATAGTATATAAAAGTGCTGGACTAATCTTTAAACTCAAAACAGAATACTACCCCATACATCAGGCTGAGGCGGACCTTTCTTCTTTGCTAAAAGATATTGCTGAAGTATTCTTTTAATTTTGACAGTTTTGTTACGTGGGAAGATAACTGTCAACTTCCCATTATCTTAAATACTTTTGTATAAATAAGATTATAGGTATAAATAACAGACCAATAATACAACCTAACGCTGTACCATTAGCTAAACCTAAGTTACCTGCTATTGCACCACCAAGCCAATCACTTGTGGCATTACCCAAACCGGCACCAATGACTGTGCCTAATCCTTTTTGGAATCTTGAAGGGAGATACTTCTCCACC